CAGTCGAACCACCGTGCGAGTGCGACGGCATTTCCGCTTCGGTCAGCGTGTGATCATACTCGCCGCCAGTTTCGCCAGCGGCGAACGTGCGCTGCACCCCGTTGTAGTCCGTGCCGGTCCCCGCGCCGATCAGCGTCCGGCCCTGGGCGATTTGCGTCCACGTACCACCCAGGAAAGTCCCGGGGTTGGTGCCGTCCACATTCAGGTAGATCGCGCCGACCGGGAAGGCGTCGAGGAGATCGGATGAACTGGAGTCCGTATAAGCCTTGGCATCGGCCAGCACGGCTGCGTCTTTCGCGTCCACCTCGGTACGGGTGTAGGTGTCGGCCACGTCGAACCAGCTGCCGTCGCGGAAGACGCGCATTGCCCCAGCGGTGGTGTCGAAGTACAGGTCGCCCGTGTCAGGCGGGTTGCCGTTGGGGTCGGCGCTCGGCTGGCTCGCCAGCGCCCCGTAGTAGCGTCCCTCGAAATCGTCGAGGATCGCCTGGGTGGCGTTCTGGATGGCCGTGGTCTGAGCCACAGCATCGTCGCGGATGATCGTGGTCTGCGCGACGGCGTCATCCTTGATGGCCGTGGTCTGAGCCACAGCAGCATCATAGATCGCCTGGGTGTCGTTCTTGATGACCGCCGCAGCGTCCTTCTCGGACTGGGCCTTGTCGCGCCAGTGCTTTGAGGAGAAGCCGATGTTGCCGCTGCTGTCGGTGTACTGGCTGTCCGTCGCGTGGGACGCCCACTTGCGGGCATCCTCACGGAAAGCCTCGGTTTCAGCCTTGTCCTGGGCGATGGCGTCTCGCGCCTCGGCACCTAGGTTGTCGTAGGCTTCCTGCACGACGTGGATCAGCTGAGTGGCCGACAGGTCCAGGTCGGACTCCTTGAGGACCGAGCCGTCCACAAAGTCCACCAGCTTCTGGTCACGCGGGGTGACCCGCTGGACCTTCACCACCACGCCATTGGCCGGAGCCGCGTCGAGGCGAATGGTGAAGGAATCCAGGAAGGAGAAGCCGGCGGTCTCCACGTCATCTAGGAAGACCTTCACGTAGTAGGTCGAGATGTACTCGAACGGAACGGAGAAGTCGGTGGTTGCCCCGTCCGCCGTGTACTCCACGAACGTCTGCGCCATTGGTTCCCTCTAGATAGCAGAAGGCCCCGAGGATTTCCCCCGAGGGCCTTCAAGGTTTCGCTATGTTGGTGGTGTTACTCGGCCTTGGAGAACCGAGGTAGATCGGCGGTATCACCCAGGAACTGGAGGGCGTTGCGGATGCCCGTGACGTTCTGGAACATCAGGGTCCGCTGGAGCGCCCGGTAGTCCTGTTGCGAGTATTGGTACTCTGGGTTGACTGCAGAAGCCGCCATACCGCGCAGGGCCTTAGAGCCACTGTCGATCAGGTCGAACGTCGGGTTACCGAACAGAAAGTCGGTGGACATCTGCGTCACGCGGGCATGGGCGAAGATTGGATCAACGCCGGCAACCATCGTGCCCGTGTCGATACCCATAGGAAGCAGTGAGGCCCAGCCAGCGCGATAGAACGCGGCGGTAGCCAGCTGCGTCGGGTTCAGCCGCTCCTCCAGATACTCGTCGGCGTCTGGCCTACCCACGGCGTTGACCGAGGTCAGTAGTCCATAGCCGAGGGCACCGAACAGCATCGAGCCAATGAAGGTGGCGAACGTCTCGAAGTCGTGCATCCGCACACCGTGGATCGCCTGCTTGGCCCACGAGACCATCATGAACGAGCGGAACTGGAAGATGATCTTCCCCACGTCCGTCGTCATGAACTGCGGCAGGTCACCGATGTCGTTCTTCTGGATCGCTCGGCGCATCCACCGCTGGAGCGCGAACGTGAAGGCGTCCCGCGCCAGGGTGTCATCCCAGGTGTCCAGGTTGAGCGTCGAGACCTTACGCCCAGTCAGGGGGCCGTTGGTGTATCCGACGTGCTTCCGCATCTGCTCGAAGACGCGGTTTGCCATCTCCTCGTCCAGACCGAGGGACAGGAGTCGCTGCTTGGACAACTTCCGCCCCACCCCGTTCGCCATGTCCGCAAAACGCTGGACAGCCGCTCTGGCAGCCATGCGCTCCAAGGCCATGTTGATCGGGTGCATGAACGAAGCGTCCGCGACGATCCTGGTGCCGACGTTAAGGAACTTGTCGATCCGGTTGGCCGTCCGCATCTCCGGGATGTCCATGTCATCGAACCGCCCAAGGGGGTTCTGGAGGATGCGGTCGGTGCCGGGGGCGACCATGGCCTCAAGCTCCCGAGACAGCTGGTCGTCAAGCTCGCCGTTCTGCATCCGGCGGAACAGCTTCCGCAGGGCTGGCATGTGCTTGAGTGAGGCACGGAAGCCCATCTGACCCAGGAGGGTGCCGATCTCAGCGATCTGAGCGAAACCCACCTGACCCATGACGCGGGCGAAGTTGTAGTCCCGAAGCGCCCGCCCCACGCGGCGCATGGAGGCAAACTTGTTGAGGTCCGTCAGGGGCTGGCCCGTGACACCACGCTTCATGGTCTCCAGGATGGCGATCTGCTCTTCCAACTTCTGAGGCGACATCCCCTGGACCTGAGCGCCAGTCTTTCGGATGTCGTTGACCCAGTTGTCAAAGTCGTTCGCCCCCTTGAAGCCCTTCCGGGCCATGCCGATCAGTCCGCCCATCTGGCGAACGTAGGTCTGCATGATGACCTCGGCGTGATCCTCCAGGAAATCCTGGATGCCGATGCTGGTCTCCTGCCCGGTCTTCGGGTCCACCACTTTCATGCGGAAGGTCTCGTCCAGACCAAGCCGACGCTTGGCCCGAGAGGCGCGACCCTGGTTGTCCCGCTGGGTGATGTAGAGGATGTCCTCGATCTGGTCGTCGGTGATAGACTCTCCGGCGTCCTGTAGTTCCTTCGTCAGGATTTCCCGGAGCCACTCCCGCTGATCGCTGGAGAACATGGTGCTACTGCCCATGTCCACGTTCCAGCCTGAGCGGTCCACAGTCCGCTTGTAGGCTCGCGCCAGGGCACCGGCCTTGTCGAAGTCCAGGCCCGGTGAAGCGGCCATGATCGCGCGGGTCAGTAGGAGGTCGATGGTCGCGTCACCGAACCGCTGACGAAGCTCCGTCCACCGCTGGAGCGAATGAACGCGCATCAGGTAGCTGGCGCTCTCGGGAACCTCGGAGAAGCCCCGAACGCCCGCCCTCTTCGCCATGTCCAACAGCTGCCGGTTCACGTTGCGGATCGCGTCCGCGGCCTGACGCACGGAGGCGTCGGCGGTGTAGTTCGGGTCTCGCACCGTCCGCCCGACGAGCTTGGCGAACTCGTCACGCTTGACGTAGCGGGAGAACCAGCTGCCGCCATTCTCCTTCATCCAGGTGTCGAACGCCTTGTTAAACGCCCGGTTCACCTGGGTCATCTGAGTGTTGAAGACGTTGGTGCTGATCTCCCACGCGGTCGCGTCCTGTGCCCGTCCAGTGGTACGAACACCGGAGGGGTTGGGGGACAGGAGGTCGGCTGTGTAGGCCACCATCGGGTGGGCCGACCGGGCCGCCTGCGAGTACATGTCGAACTGGAGCTTCACATCCTCGGCCACCGGACGGCGCTCCTGGGCCAGCCGGAACTTGTCCCTCGTCTGCATCGAGAGGAAGTCCTCGGTGACCGGGTTGAGCATCGCACCGGCAGAGCCGCCGGCAGTGACCTCCTGAGAGGCAGCCGCCTCGATCTCCTCGCGGACGATGTTCCCTTCGTCATCGACCGACGTGACGACCTGACGGGGGACGTTCCCGGCGGTCGCCCCAAGCCCTTCCTCGATACCCTGCTCAACCGTGATCTCGTCGGCCAACTGCTGGGCGTGGTGAGCGATGGCACGGTCCATCTCGATCTGGCCGGGAGACTTCCCGAAGATCGCACCGATGGTGCCACCGACGACCATACCCGCTGCACCGGCCACAGCCACGTCGTTCAGATCGCGGAAGGGGTCTTGACTGGCGATCAGGCCCTCGATACCGGCGTTCACACCGCCGGCCAGTAGACCCGCTCGGACGGCCCGCTGGAGTCTGGAAATGCGGGCACTCCAGATCACAGGGGCAGCCGCGCCTTCCGTCAGTGCAGTGGCACCGATGGCCACGGGGTCCAGGATCGCAGCACCAATCCTGGCGGCAACACCGCCAGCCCCGGCCTCAGCCAGACGTTGCTCGATCTGCTTGAGTTCGTCCAGCTGTCGCCGGATTGCCTTGGCGTGGGCGAAGCTGGTGGCCTCCGCGAAGCGGGAACCGAAGGTTTCGATGTCCTCGGTGGATAGCCCACCGAAAATCTCCTCCTGCTCGGCCTCGCTGAGGTTCGTCAGGGAGAAGCTCGGGTCGGGATTGAACTCGGGCATCTCCATTGCCCGTAGCGCCCAGGCTCCGAGCCACTCCGTCTGGATCGCATCCTGGACCGTCTGGAGGATGCCCGGAGCCTCCGAGGCCGGCATCTGCTGCTCGGCCTCGAAGCGCATCCGGTCGGGGACCTGACGGCTGGGAAGGAACTCGTTGGCGCTCGGGTACTGCACCTGGGGCATCGTGGGGAGCGGTACAGGCTCCTCTCGATCACGGATACGCGGCGTTACCGTCGCGCCGCTCAAGTACCTATCCAGCATTACTCTCCTCTACGTGCCAACTCCTCGACCACCAGGAGATAGACTTCATCACCCTCGGCCCCCCGCTCGGACGTGCCGGCTTCGAGGGTCTCGCGAAGCTGACGAAGCTGCTCGGTGGTCATATCGCCCACCCGGTCACGGGCGGCGTCAGTTGCGGTTGGGACTGGACTGTTCCGGCGCATCTGCCCACTTACCGGTGCCGTGCGTTCCCGGTCGAGAACCTCGCGAAGGCCATGGAACAGTCCGTAGCCCGGCAGGTTCTGCCACTGGACCTCACCAACTCTCACGTCAGCGTCGGACTCCATGCCCCCGAAGGTGACCATGGCGTCACTGTTGGCGCTGCCGGAGATGGGATTGGTGGACGTACCCTGGCCCCCTCCACGGCGGGACTGACGTTCCTCGCGGCGCTCACGATCCTCAGCCTTCTCCTGGCGTTGCTCCTCAGCATCCCGGATCGCCCGCTGACGGCGGGCCTCAGCCAGAAGCTCCAGCTGCGGGGTGGTGAAAGAGCCGGCCATTAGGGTCATCGACTGGCCGTTGGGAAGCTCGATCTCCATCGGGTCCGTGACGTTTGCCGGCGGGATCAGCGTCTCCTTGTTGACCAGTACCCAGGCGGTCTGTTGGCCCCGGTGACGGGGCACCAGTACCAAGTCCTCCGCATCCTCCAGGCCGTACATCTCCCCGAAGCCGTTCTCCACGAACTGCTCGGCAGCGAACTGTGATAGCTCGGGGAGGTTCTGAGGGATGCGGGCGTTGACCGTGCTGATCGC